ATGGCTTCATTTAGACAACGCAACGATACATGGCGAGCCGAGATAAGTGTAAACGGAATTCGCGAAAGTGCAACCTTTGATACAAAAGCACAAGCAAGAGCTTGGGCCTCAAAACGTGAGACTCAATTACGCGAACAATCGCATGGTAAACTTCCTGACCATTCATTTTTAGAAGCTATAGAACGCTATTTAAATGAAGTAAGTATAAAGAAGAAAACTCATGAGAATGAAGTAAAGCGAATGGCTTTCTTTAAACGTGAGTATAAAAAGCTATGCCAAAAACAATTAGCCAAAGTCACAACTGACGATTTAGTGCAATGGCGTGACTCCCGGTTAAAAGAAGTGCAGGGCGCTACAGTCAGACGTGAAGCAAATATTTTAGCTTCTTTATTTACTGTAGCCCGGAAAGAATGGAAGTGGATTAAAGAGTCTCCAATGGCTGACTTAACTTTGCCGCCTCCATCAAAGCACCGGGATAGACGAATTGCTCAAGATGAAATTGATAGATTATGTCTTGCAGCAAATTGGGATAACAATGTCCCGGTAAACTCTACGCAGCAAATTATTATTGCCTTTCTCTTTGCGATTGAGACAGCTATGCGCGCTGGTGAGATTGTTGGCTTAACTTGGGATCGCGTTTATTTAAAAGATAGATATCTTGTTTTGACTGAAACAAAGAACGGTACTAAACGAAATGTACCTTTATCTAAACGAGCAGTTGAATTGCTGACATTATTAAAAGGCTTAGATAGAAAACAGGTGTTTACTTGTAATTCTCAAAGCTTTGATACGCTATGGCGTAAATTACGAGATAGATGTCAAATTACTGACTTGCACTTTCATGATACCCGGCATGAAGCATGTACACGACTTGCAAGGAAATTAGAAGTTTTAGACTTAGCTAGAATGATTGGGCATAAAGATTTAAGAAGCTTAATGATTTACTACAATGCTACTGCAAGCGAAATTGCAACGAGGCTAGATTAGCCCCGTTTGCGTGGTCGTCCTCTTTTAGGCTCATCATCAGACTGTTCATTCAACCAGTTTGATAATTCTGCCAAGTTCCAACGTCTCCCTTGACCGCACTTGATAACGTAGCGAGGTTTAGGGAAGGTTGGCAGGCAGCAAACTGCCGCCTTAAAGTGAACATCTTTATAGCCTAAATATTCTGCTGCTTGTAAATCATTAAGCCAAATTTCTGATGGCGGTAACGCAACAACAAAGTTGCTACCAATATTCGCAATTGCAGTCATTTCACCCCTCCTTACTTTCCGCTTTACCATCTTTCACACCTTGTTCATAAATAAGCTGAAAGATTGGCTTCATAGTTACTAAAGCAGGCTTCATAATAGTTGCCATTGCAATGCCATAAACATCGATATTTACTTTGTTCATTTCATCCATAGAAACTTTGAAGACTTGCTCGAAACGTTGGTTTACTTCACTCATCCCTCAGCTCCCGATTCAACATCCAACAACATGCTGCCTTCCTCTGGATATTCTGTCATCCAAAAGTAATAGCCTTTGCCACTGTGCCCATCTTCAAAAAATTTAATAGTTAGTTCAGTTTCAAGTTGATCTAAATCATTTTCACCATCTGGATTTACAAATTCGAGAAGGCTTTTTAATTGGTGACCATTAAGAGTTATGCTCATTGTTCAGCTCCCGATTCGCTTGCTTCTTTTAGTTGCTTCCAATGAGTTACTTTTTCTTCAATAAAATAACTAGAATACTCATCACCAATGTAAGCCGTATTTGCATACCATCCTTCCTTGATATAACCGCAGCCGCGCTCTTCGTCATAGTCATACCAATCATCATCACCATGATACTCTTCAGTGAACTTAGGAATAAAATGAGCCACCATGTAGTTTTGGTTCTTAACTGGATTTGCATCTATCAAAACAAGCACATTACGCAATGACTCAGGCATGCGATCTTCAACCGAAATCCACTCGGGCACCGCCTGAGCTTTGGCTTTTTCTAGCTCTGCTCTAAGCCTGTCAATTTCACAAGCCGCATGGTTACAAATAACACGTAATTCATCTTCGTTATATTCATCTGCATGCATCATCATTAAATGACTTATTTCGGTGCCAAATTGACTATCACCATCGAACACCCAAACAAAACCATCATCTTGTTCAAAGCGTAAATTAACTTCTCTTTCCTTATTCAAATCTGTCATGCTGCCACCTTTGCTTTAATGCGCTCTTGATAGGCAAAGAAGAGTCAGTAAGTGGCGATATGCAATTTATCCTTGATCTGCTTGAGCCATTCTTTAGCGAGAAGTATCACATCAACACCTTTGTTATTACGGAGTAGGCCATGGGAATGCGTGATGAAATTCAGCAAGAACTGGCAGCCGCATTTGATGCAGAGGATGAGCTTGCAGACGCGGTTGATTCCTTTACCTGTACTCGCAAACAATTAGTCAGCTCCAATCCTGCTACTGGTGAGGATACTTACACCGAATATGTGTATAGCGGCAGAGGCGTCCTATTTGGAAGCTGGGCAAAAGATTTGGTCAAGCCTATAGATTACCGAGCAACAGACTCTAAAGCCGTGCTACTGCAAAATGAAGTGAAGGACGCAGCAGGCACTTTAGTTAATCCAGATGTTAATGATATTTGGGTGATTGAAGGCGGTAATTATCGAGTTGTGAGCTACGGAAAAGATCCATCGTCAAGTGTGTGGATCTGTCAGTTAAGAAAGGTATAACACCATGGGCTGGACAAGCAAACCGAGTGCCTTCACTAAAACGATTGAAGCCGACCTTACCAAAAAGCAAAAAGATATTGTCATTGATGCATTGCAAGGTGTGGTTCTTCAAAGCCCAGTTGATACAGGTGCTTTTAGAGCATCCCATAGAGTCAGTATTAACCAGACTGACCAATCATTTAATGAGGTAGAGAAAGACAAGGGCGGTGGATCAACCATTAGCAAAGGCACAAGCGCTTTATCTCGGTTGGTTCCTTTCAGTGTTGTTTACATCCAAACGAATGCGCCTTATGCAACTAAGATCGAGTATGGCGACTTTACAGACAAGCCTGAAACACCAAAGACAACAGGCGGCTACTCAAGACAAGCGCCACAAGGTGTTTACGGTTTAACCTTTAACTATATTGCTCAGAAATACGGTGGTTAAAATGGCAATGACTTTAGATCAAGCAAGACAAGCCATTATCACTAGAGCAATGGCATTTACTGGAATTGAGCAAAATCGTATTCAATACCCTAATGGCCCATTGATTACTATTCCTGTAGATGGACTTTGGTGTGACTTAAATATTCTATGGGGCAGTTCTATCATTGCTGGTGTAGGTGATACTCCTTGCACCAGAAGAACAGGGGTTATTTCAATTAATTGCCTTGCAAGACCTCAAACTAATGAGGCTGATATAACAAAGCTCGCTGATGCTTGGTTAGCTCATTTCGAATATTACACAACTGGCCAACTAGAGATACTCCAAGGTCAAGTACAAAACCTCGGCAGTAATGGGGATTTCATTCAGTACAACATTTCAATAAATTATCGCGTCAATTAACGAATTTAACTTTTAAACGAACCTGTCCTTAGCGGCAGGTTTTTTTATGCCTGAAATTCAGGCGAACACTGGCTAGGCTGATCCCCGAAAAGCACGTTTCCATGTTCAACGTGCCTGCCAGTTTATTTTCTTCAAATATCTAATTTTAAAGATAAATCCAAACTTGAGTTAACCGTTTTGCCATACAGATATGTCTCGTTACCGCATGTCTGTGTGGCTTTTTTATTTGGTAACGAGGTAAACGATATGAATGCAATTGTGAAAATTGAAAATCAAACTCCATTTATCGAAGTTGAATTAAATGGAAAAGTCCAACTCGGCGTGAATGCGCGTGACCTACATAAAATGTTAGAGGTTAAGACGGACTTTTCGGATTGGATTAAGCGACGCATTAAACAATGTGGCTTTGAAGAGAATTTTGATTTTATTAAGCTCCTCAAAAAAGAGGAGCTTTCAAAAACAGGACAAAACCTAATTGAGTACATCATCTCGGTGGATATGACCAAACACCTTGGGATGATGGAGCGCAATAAAAAAGGTCATGAGATCCGCAAATACTACATCGAGCAAGAGGAATTGGCTCGTCAACTCAAAGATGGGCTACAGGTACGCATTGGCAAGCTTTCAGCACAACTTGAGCTGATTACCCAATCTCTGTCAGGCGCAGCAAGCTTTCTATCAATCCATGGTAAGCAAACAAAGCCAGCTATGCTTAAAGAATTGGATGATCTAATTAAGGAAGCGCAACCATCCTTAGATTTTGATGAGGATAAAGATAATGACAAATAATGTTCCTGCTTACATTGTGGTGGAGTGCAGACCAAGCACAGAAGAAGATGGTTATGCCGATATTGTTATTCATAACGACACCTACATTTTTGAAAGTGTAGAGCCGACAGAAAACCTGCGCGCAGCAATGCTAATAGCTATTGATATTGAGCGAACTAGGCCAGAACACAAACATATAACCCTTCATGCAGAAAGCATTTTGAAACTTTGCAGGGGTATTCAAGGTAAGCCCTTAAATGCCTGAGAACACAACCAAACAACGCCCTCAATTCGAGGGCTTTTTAATGCCCGAAAATTAAGGAGAACTTAGATGAGTTCTGGTGCACGTATTAAATTATATTATGCTGAAGAGCAAACCCCCGAAGTATTACCAACTACACCCGTATGGAAAACCGTTCGTCGTGTGACTGATGGCTTAACTGAAAACGTCACCACTGAATCATCAAACAGTGTGGTCGATTCGCGATTCCGTCAAGGTGGTTTTGCAACTGAAGCAGAAATCACAGGTTCTTTAGAAGTTGAATTATCTATTGGCTTGTTTGATGACTTCTGGTCAGCAGTTGCAATGAATAACTGGGCCAGTGATGTTCTTAACTTTGGCGGTAATGTGCGAAAGACATTTACCTTCGTCAAAGTATTTGAAGATATTAACCAGGTATTTATTTACCGTGGTGTACGCATAAATGAAGCTACGATGTCTATTGCTACTACTGGCAAAATCACAGCTACATTTGGCTTGATGGGTACTCTGTTTGAGCGTACTACTACAAACCCTGTTATTTCGCCTTTACCAGTCCCTGAATTAGTCCTTGTTTCAGCGCTTAACGTCGGTGATCTTAAAGTTAATGGTGAAACAGTTGTCGGAACTGCTTGTATGCAGTCTCTTGAATTGACCATTAACAACAATATGGAAGCAATCCGTTGTATTGGATCTAAAAAGCTCACTGCAACGACTTATCTCGAAAAGATTGTAGATGTAACTGTGAACACTCAATACATGTTCTCGGCTCAGTCAGCGGCATATATCGACTTCATTAAAACCCGTGACACCATGCCGCTAGAATTCTCTATTGAAGATGATGCAGGTAATGGCTATGCCTTCCAGTTCCCACAATTAGAAGTGGCTGAAGCTAATCACCCTGATGGCGGTGGAGAAGACACCATCACAGTCGACATCAACTACAACCATATTCGCGTATCGCCAGTTATTACTCGTGTGATTGCGCCAGTTACACCTTGATAAGGGGAATTAAAGTGGCTTTTGATATTATTGAAAAGAACAAAGACATTACTTATCCATTTGAATGGGTAGATTTTCCAGCAGGTGGCAAATTTAAGATAAATGGAATTATGCAACCAGAGTTCCAACGTGCACTTGAGATTTTTAATCTTGAGACAGCAGAGGAAAAAGCAGATATTAATCTCATTACTAATGAGCGAATCGAAAAGCGTAACGACAAGTTTGCTTACGCCGTAGGTGTGTTCCTTGTGAATGACTGGGAGGGAATCGAGTTAAAGGATGGATCTGTGCTTGAATATAATCGTACCAATGTAGAGACAATCTTTTGCAAATCAGCGCAAAAGAATCAGCTAATTGATTTTGTGATTAAAGAGGCTACCCGTATTCAAACAGAATCCCTTAAGAGGCTTCAGGACATCGTGGGAAAGTCACAAACCTCTACACCTACGCGAACAAGTACGCGGGGCTCACGGACCACGAAAAAAAGCAAAGAGAAGCCCTCGGCGTAAAGCTTCCTGATGCGCCTGATTATTCGTATGTAGCTAACGCCATTCTTTCGGCATATAACACGATTGCAAGATCTAGACGCTATGAACAAGGTGTTCCTCTGGCGTTAGATATCTCGTCAATTAATGCTTATGTTGAGCAATATGATTTACCAGTTGAGCGTTACATCTTTAATGACTGTATCTTTAAGCTTGACGATATGTTCTTGGACGAGGCGCATAAGAAGTCGACGCAACGAGCGACGAAGACTTAAGTGCTGACGTGCGATACTTAACTGTGAACAAGCGACGTGATATAGCGCACTTGATGTTACATAATACGCCTATTCTCTTGACATTCCCGTAAAGATTCCTTATTGACAGAAATGTCATTAGTGCGTACCCTTGTTCCTATAGAGACCCTGTTATCAAATGATAAGAGGGTTTTTCTGTCATAAAAATTGTATGTTTTATGACACCCATTAAATATAAGGGCGATAAAAAATGAACAAAGGTATGAAGTACTTTACAGAAGGTCTGCTAGCAGCTTTTGTATTAGCACCTCGTGTCCCAGTACATGCTGTTGAGCCTGCAAAAATGGAAGATCCGCGACCAATTGGTAATGCAGCAAAACATTGGGAAGCAGTCGGTAAAAACATGACAAAAGCTACCAACAGAATCGCATGTGACTTGCGCAGTAAACAACCTGAACTTAACTCATTATAAATACCTAATTAATGTCTCAACATCGTCGAACTAAACGTGGCATCGCAACAAAAAATGGCAATGATGTATCAGTTGCTGTGGAAGAGGCGGAAAGCTACTCACCATACCCGCCTCCTGATTTGGTTAAGGCATTTGAAGAAATCCAACCTGGTCTAGCTAGTCGTTTAATGCAGATTGTTGAGAATGAACAGACTATGAGTCATGAAGTGGCTCGCCATCAAATGGCAGAAAATAAGCGCATCAACACTGCAAACATTGAGAATCAAAAACATAACTCTCAATTATTCCTTCTTGGTTTAATATTTGGAGTGTTGATAGGAATAGGGATTCTATGTGTAGCAGTATATGCGCTATATGCTGGTTATCCTTGGGTTGCAACGGCTGCTTTCTCAACCTTAGCAGCTATTTTAGTAATCCTAGTGCTTCGCAAAGTGCCTGCTTCTAATGGTGAGCAGACATCTAAGCCGTCTACTCAAAAATAGTAAGCAACACCCAAACAACCGCTAGAGATAGCGGTTTTTTATTGCGCCTTTATTAACCACTTGTTAAATAGAGGCATTGTTGAAATCACAATGCCTCTAAGCCTCAATTATTTAGAAAGATACCATTCGATTGTATGAACAGGTTGATAATCAACGTGTTCCAAACGAGTGATGCCATATCCAAGTGCTTTACGATTTAAAACGTTAGCATGGGTGACTGATTCTTGAGCTAAAGAAAATAAGCGTCCCGCATAACTACTTTGGATAGCTATTAATGCAGGGGAAATCTCATTTTTGATGAACTTAGCAAGTATTGGAACATACCACATTAAGAACTGAACATTCTTATCGCGCAATACTGTATGAATATGAGGTTCAGTATCCTTGTATTTCTCTGCATTGCTGTACATAGCAATTAAGTGGTGAACATACTCCACTGCAACAGGAATCATGTCATATGGGATTTCATCAATATGCTGAACATTGAAACGCTGATGAACTAATTTATAAGCATCGCTGTAATTCAAATGCTTAGTTTTAGCTACAAGAAGATTTACAGCATTGGTTAGGGGTTCACGTTCTGATTTATGAGTTTTAGCAACTGGTGCGCCAATTTCTTTATCAAGAACATCAAGCACCCATTTGCGAAACTGCTTTGCTACAGAAGTACGTGCAAAGAAGGTAATTAAATGGCAGCCACGAAGTGAGAAGATACGTATATTTCTCATTAAATTACGACCCTTCTTCGAGACACTCATATTGAGGGTCTCGATATTACCCTTGGCACTCATATTGAGGGTCAAGGTCATAGATGCGTTGAACTCATCTTTATTACGTTCATAGATTTGAGTCACTGCATCAGATTTGGCGTAACCAAGAGCCTTTGCAAGTTCACTTGCAGTTAACCAAATTTGGTTGTTGTGCTGTACAGGCGAAAAGTTCACATCATTAAAGCTTAGTGCTAAACTAGACATATCAATTACCTCAAAGTGGTTGATAACTCGCCCCGTCATCCGCCAAGATCATCGGGGCGTTTTATTGTGACATCATCATTGACATCACTTGACTATAATCTATAGTGATATTACTCTTGATGTCAAGCATTGAGGAAAAAATTATGTCGCAATCAGAATTGATCAGATTCCCTGCAAGGCTTCTGCCAAAAGTACATGAAGACCTAGTTGCATATTCCGAGCAACAAGGTGAATCTATAAATACATGTATTAATGAATTGCTTAAGTTCGGTCTATATTATGCTTTGAAGGGGAACAAAGAATCTCTTGACGAGTTCATGCCTGACCAAGAAAGCAATTTATTGAAAATAATTCAAATTATAGATAAGTATTTGCTTGAAGTTGCAGTGGATGAATATGCGGCTAATAATAGCGAAGTATACCTAGAGTTCATTGGAAATCAGTTCAAAAACCTTAAAGATACAGAGCGCAAGATATTATCCGATGTTGCTTATGCTTTAGCTAATAAGAAGTGACAACCTAATAGCAGTCTCTATGAGTTTCTGTTGCGTGTAATTTAAGCTCTTGTTAAATTACCCTCAAATATGAGGGTATTTTTATGCTTAAGGACTATCTTGGGCCTGCCGCTGAACATAAGCACAAAGCAGAACAAGCCATTAAAGAAAAGAGATTTGATGATGCTTGGCGTCATCTTAATGAGCAAAAAATAAATTATTTTCAGCACGCAAAACAATGTAATTTTACTGAAAAGCAAACTTTGGGGCTTGATGCGGTTGTGCACATCACAATGGGCAATTTACTGAGAAGAGAAGGTAAGCATTTACAAGCTTTGTATCACATTGCTTATGTTTATAAGGTAGGTAAGCTAGAGAACCCCCAAAATGACAGTAACGATGATAGGCTAAGAATCTACTATAAAAGAGCAAAGAAAGATGGTGGATTCGAGAACTTTAAACAAGGGCTTGACCTTTTTCCCAGTTATGATTATCAGTCAGTGCAACATTTCACAAGCAGCCTTTTAAATTCTGGAGACGTAAAACAAGGAGCTATTACTTCTCCTCAAATTGAGGAAAAGCCTATTACAAAAATCCCAGAAATTAATAAGAACGCTATAAATAATAAGTTTTTGGCTGAACGCAAGAAAAAAAAGGAAGAACATATTGGGATTCCTCCTCCATTAAAAAAGCCCGAGAAGAAGCAAGTTATTCAATATGAAAAGACGAATAGCCAAATAAGTGCAACACCTGTTAGCAGTAGTTCAAAAACTGAAGGATGTAGGAGTTCGGTTTCAGGGTTCTTTATTGCAGCGACTTGCGTGGTGATAGGTTTAATTCTGCTTGTTTGGTTGCTTTCATACTAAAATAGTAAACTAGAGAATAAACACGCTACATGTTAAATTTTACTCAAAGATAATGGTTTGGGAATATGAAAAAGATAATTGTATTAGGTTCAGTAGTTTTCTTTAGTGGCTGTGCTACGACTGCAAACTTTTTTGAGTTAACACCTACAGTAACAACCAATCACGGCTATTGGACAGGTGCACATTCGAATGTTTCTGTTGCAACTTTAAAGTTAAATCAAGATGGTTCAGGTGTTATTTGCCAAGATTATCAAGGCGAAGCAAGAGTACAATCAATCAAGAAAGTAGGCAATAAAGTTTATACGCAGGACGGATCTTTCTGGGCCATTAAAAGTGAAACTAATACAAATCTTGAACTAGCATATGGAGTTGGTGGCAGCTACAAACTAATTAAAGATGATCAGAAAACCAATATGTCACCTGCCTGCAAGGCTAAATTAGATTAAAAAGCAGTATTCAATAACCCGACCAAGTGTCGGGTTTTTTATTGCCTAGAATTTGGAGAGTGAAATGCCTGAATCTGTAAGCCGATTGGTTATTGTGGTTGACGCCAAAGATGGCAAAAAAGAAGTCGATGCTTTAGATAAGTCTCTAGGTAATGCTGAGAAACAAGGCGATAAGACTGCAAAATCTATTAAAAATGTAGGTCAAGAGACAGGTAAAACTACTGATTTATTCTCCAAATTTAAGGAACAAATTAATTCATCTCTTGGCAATACACGCATTGGGTCTGTTATTGGTGATGTCACTGAAAAAGTTGCAGCTTTGCGTGGTGGCGCTTTGATGGCAGGTGCAGCACTTACAGGAATGGCGGTGGGTGGTGCAGCAGTAGCATTTGCTGGACTTTCTGCAATGGCAATTCAAGCCGCTAAAGCGGATGCTGAGATGATTGTTTTAGCAAATAGAGCAAACACTAGCACACAGAACTTTCAAATTCTTTCACATGCTGCTGAACAGCTTGGTATGTCACAAGATGGTTTGGCACAGTCATTAGCTGATGCACAAGAAAAGCTTGGTGAATTCACTGCTAGTGGTGGCGGAGGTGAAGCAGCAGATTTCTTTGATGCCTTAAAAAACAATATCAAAATGACTGATGCAGAGATTCAAAAGTTTGCTAAGACTTTGCAGGGTAAAGATGGTGTTGAAGCACTTCAGCTAATGAAAGATAAGCTTGATAGTGTTGGGGCATCTGCACAAGAACAGAGATTTGTTTTTGAAAGTCTAGGTAATGATTTAGGTAATTTACTCCCATTGTTCGAAAATGGAGGGGCTTTATTAGATCGTTATGGAGAGGCATTAACAGAAGCGGGGATTATCAAAAGCAAAGAAGCTATTGAACAGTCTCGACTACTTGCTGCTCAAACTAAGTCAGTTCAAACTCGTTTTGAGGGTTTTAAAACACAATTAGCGTCTCAGATGATACCTGTCTTGAACACACTTTTAAGTAGTTTCTTGCAAGGAGCTGAAGATGGTGGCCAATTTGGTTCTGTAATTCAATCTGTAGGTGTAATTGCTAAGGGTGTAGCAGTAGGGATTATTGGGCTAGCAAGTGCAATTCAGGTTGTTATACGACTCATTCAAGGCTTTGTAGAGCAGGCTAAAAATATTGGTTCGACTGCTGTTAATGTTTGGAATGCTGATGGAGTTGTTGCTAAAGGGCAAGCTCTAGTAAATGGTTTTAAAAATGGTTGGTCTATCGCCAGTGATACTGTAAACGATTCAGTAGCGACCATTAAAGGCTCAATGAAGTCCATGAATGATGTGCTGGATGCATCAGTTCCTAAACTTGATAAGCTTGGTCAGTTGTATTACGACACCAGTGGCGCAATAGACAAAACCAACAAGGGCCTTAAAACAAACGCAAAAGATGCTAAAGACGCAGAGAATGCTGCAAAAAAAGCTGCTCAAGAATCGAAAAAGCATGCTCAAGAATTAGAGAAGATCAATGAAGAACGTCTCAAAATTCAGTATGAATACTCTGATAAATCCAAACAAATTGAGATGGATTTGCAGAAGGAAATTGAGCGCTTACAGAAATACGGCATGACTCAATATGTCTCTGTAGCGATACAGAAAGCGAATGATGCAAAACTCATTAGTGATGCTCAACTTGCTTATGATCTTTACTCCTTCAAGATGAATGAGCAAGAGAAGCTTAACGCAAAAACCAAGATTGAAGGACTAAGAATCCAGAAGAGTCGTGAATATAACGCAGAGGAAAAGAAGTCTCGTTTAAGAGCCTTAAAGGAACAATACGATTATGAAACCAACCTAATCAATCTTGCTGCTGAACAAAGAAAACGTGCTTATGAGCAGACTTATAGTAATTCACTAAGAGATATTCAACAGGCTAGAGCGCTCTTAGCAGCACCCAAAGGTGAACGTGAAGGGTTATCAACGCAGTTCGGAGAAAGTAATGCAATGTCTGATAATGACAATGCATTATTGAATGAACAAGACAGCCTAAAAGCAAAACTCGCTCAGGGTGAAATCCTAACTCTTGAATACAATAAGCGAATTGAAGATGCGGTCAGGATCCATGAAGAGAGCAAGTTCAAGATACAAGAGGAGTACAATGAGAAGTATAGGGATTTGCAAAAGAACCAATATACTTCTCAACTGCAAATCTGGTCTAGCTTACTTAGCCAAGGCCAAGGAGTTTGGTCCAACTTAACTCAATCTGTAAAAGATGCTAGTGGCGAACAATCCAAGCGATATAAAACTATGTTTGCTATGCAGCAAGCATTTGCTATTGCATCAACGATTGTTTCTGCGCATCTGGCAGCTGCACAAACTACTGCTGATATTACTCTTCCTTTCGTTGGTAAAGTCCCAGCAGCAACGGCAATCTTAGGCTTTGGATATGCTCAAGCAGGCCTAATTGCAGCACAAACTATCGCTGGTTTCTCATCAGGCGGCTACACAGGCAACATGGGCCGAGGTGATGTAGCTGGTGTGGTTCATGGTCAGGAATATGTATTGAATGCCGCAGCGACTAAGCGAGTCGGTGTTGATACGTTGAATGCCATTAACTCTGGTGGGAGTTTGGAGAGAGTAACATCCTCTAATGCACAACCTGTCACAATCCAAGTGTATGTAAATGATTCAGGTGTTAATACTAATGGTGCTAATACTCAGGATCAGAAGCAGCTTGGGCAAATGATCGGCAATGCAGTTAGAACGATTATCCGGCAAGAGCAGCGACAAGGCGGTTTATTATCAAAGTAACCCACTTAATGAGTGGGTTTTTTAATTCCAAAACAAAACCCCGATGTTGACGCATCGGGGTTTTTGCATTTCCACCAACCGACGAAAGTAAGAGGAAAATAAATCTATATGGAAGATTTTATCAAATTAATTAACTGGTGTCTAAAGGAAATGAATGAAATGAAAGCATGGCGCTTTGTTGCGATCCTTATCACTTTGATTATCTGTACATATCTTTGGAAAATGTAATGAAACTAAATATTTAAACCGACCCATTTAGAGGTCGGTTTTTTTATGGATTCAATTTATGAGCAACCTTAAATTCACTTTCGAATGCGACTTAGATGGCAATAGTAATACTCAGCGCTTTAATACGTTATCAACCAAATTTGGTGATGGATATGAACAAAACATTGCTGTAGGTATCAATAACCGAGCTGGTGAATGGACTTATCAAAGAACGGCTTATAAAGCCGAAATTATGCAAATCAAAGCATTCTTTGACCAGCATAAAGGTGCTGACTCGTTTCTTTGGGATTCACCTTTAGACGGTGAAGTTCGAGTTAAAACAGGTGAATATCAACCACGCTGTTTGGGCGGTGATGTATGGCAAATCTCTACGACATTCACCCAAGTTTTTTACCCTTAATTTAAACCCCTTTAAAGCCCCTTTTTAGGGGCTTTTTTTATGCGAGTAAGAAAATGACGATTCAAACAGTAAATCTTGGCACAGCTCCGACTGGCGCAGGCGGCGACACATTTCGCTCAACTGGCGCAAAAATGAATGAAAACTTTACAAACAACACTCATGCAGCTAGCCGATATGTGGGTACTGCTGCTGGGAATGTGATGGAAGTTGGTGCATTTGGTTTGGGAAAATCAATTCGACTTGGAACTCAAAAATTATCAACATTGAGGGGAGTTGGTAATGCCTTTTATTGGCAAAATAATGGTAATAATATTTCAAGTGCTGGAGACTATCCTGACGACAATTCTCAGGCAATTATTAATTTAGATCTTAACGACTCAACTGATGCTTGTGCGCAATTAAGCATAACGCATAACTCCGATTTTTATGTCAGGTCTGCAAACTGGAATGTAAATACGTTTCAGCCGTGGCGTAAAATCTTGTCATCAAAAAATACAACTGTGGATGCAAATGGTTTCATTAAGTCAGCATCACCCGTTGTTAAATTGTTTGCAGATAAAATCGAACCGAATGATGAAGCTGCTGAGCAGCCACTTTCTTTCGAAAAGTTGGGTATGGGTCATTATCTTGTCAAAGGTTCTTCAGGTTTTGCGAATGAAGGCTGGTGGATTGAAATTCCTACCGACACTCATGGCAATAAGATTTGTGCAGTTGAATATCAGACCTTGGAAAATGGTGATCTTGAAATTAAGACATTCAAGAAAAAGCTAAATGATGAAGGCGATATTGTTGCGAATCTCGATGCACCAATCGATATTCCGAACAATGCAAATGGTGAGCCGCGCTGGATTGATATTCGTTTAAACAGTATCAAGAAGACAATCGTCAGAAAAATTCCACGTACTGAAAAACAACCGCGTATGGTCCAGCAAGTAAAATATGCACCGCAATTGACCTATATCACTAAATACGAAGATTTATTTGATGATGAAGGAAAAGCTGTAATTGTGGATGGTAAGAACTATAAAAAGCCAGTAACCCACATTCAAACTGATCAAAACGGTACGCCTATTTTGTCGAATCAACCAGTCATTAATGAAAATGGTGAGCCAGTTTTTGAATGGGTTCAGGCAGTTGATAGTGAAGGAAATCCTGTTTTTGATGATGTGCCAGTCTTAGACAAAGATGGAAATCCAATCTATGACGAGGTGACTTATGGCCCTGAATAGTGATTTCCAGAAGCTTTATGTAGATGGATTAATCCATTTGTATGAATTAGATGCCAGCAGTTTAGGTGCTGGCATTTTACGTTTTCATGGCCATATAGCTTTTCAAGACTGGGAGAAAATCTACTCTTCAATTGGTTCAAGTGGTCTGATCGGTGCCGACTCTGGCAGCATTGGCAAAGTTTTTGATGCTGGCGATCAAAAAGTATGGAACCGCAATATTATTTGGCAAGGTCAAGTATTTGAGCCTATGGCTTTGGAAGTATCTGGCCTTGAAATGCGTTCGGACGGTAAAGCTTCAGCACCAACTTTAAGCATGGCCAACAATATCAACGGCATTCAAAATGCTGTGTCTGCTTACTGTTTGCAGTTTAAAGACTTTGCTGGTGCAAAACTTAAAGTGATTACCACACTTGCTAAATACTTAGATGCTGAAAACTTCACAGAAGGCAATCCAATTGCATCGAATGAATCAAAAGAGCAAATCTGGTACATCGAGCAAAAGACATCTGAAAATGCACAACAAGTGACTTTCGAGCTGTCCAATCCAATCGATTTTGAGGGTTTAAAAATCCCAGTTCGCCAAATAACTTCACTTTGTCATTGGTGCATGGTCGGGAAGTACCGGGGTGAGGAATGCGGTTACACAGGTGTAGCAATGTTCACTGATAAAGATGAGCCAACTGATAATCCGGCACTTGATCGATGCGGAGGACGTTTACGTTCTTGCCGATTGCGATTTGGTGAAAATAAACCGCTGCCATTTGGTGGTTTCCCGGCTTCAAGCTTATTGTGAGGTTTTATGAAACTGACGGCAAAACATAAAAAAGCAATCATGGCGCATGCTGATGAATGCTATCCGCTTGAATGCTGTGGTGTGATTGTTGATAAGCAATATATCGCTTGTCGCAATATTGCCGAACAATCTGATCAATTTGAAATTCATCCCGAGGATTTGGCAAGTGCTGAAGATCAAGGCGAAATCTTAGCTTATGTTCACTCTCATCCAGATGGAACAACAAAAGCTTCGGAACTTGATCTGATTCAAATTGAGTTACATCAAAAGCCGTGGGTAATTTGTTCATATCCGGATCTGGATTTTCAAGTTTATGAACCATTTGGTTATCGCGCCCCTTTAGTGGGGCGTAATTATATTCATCATTTTCAGGACTGTTATGCACTAGTCCGTGACTTTTATGATCGTGAGCTAGGTATTAAATTGCCAGACTTTGAACGAAAAGATGGCTGGTGGGAAGACAAAGATCATCCGTCAATATTGATTGATAACTTTCCGAAAGCCGGTTTCTATGAAGTGGACACTCCGCAATATGGAGATATGTTGATTTGCCGAGTACCACGAACAGAACACCCAAATCATTGCATTATTTGGCTTGGTGATAATGCAATGCTGAAGTCCGAAGATACCGAACCTTGTATTGGCAATACATTAATTTTGCATCAGCTTCACGGCCGTAAATCTATACGTGAAATCTATGGACCGCAATGGTCAACCAGAACGGTAAAAATCTTGAGGCATAGAGATGTTAAAAACAATTAAGTTGTACGGCATCTTGGGGCAAAAATTCGGTCGTGAATTTAAGCTCGATGTCGCAAATACACGTGAAGCCATGCGTGCATTATCTGTTCAGATCGCTGGCTTTGAACACTTTATGTTGCATGCTCATGAGCAAGGCCTACGCTTTGCCGTATTTTTAAAATCAAAGAACTCAAGTAATAAGCGAGGCAAGAAACGCCCAGCGATTTATGACCACGAAACTAAGCGGCTCATTACCGGCGATAACATCGGTGAAGAGCAGCTAGACATGAATACTGAAGCAGACACTATTCATATCGTCCCGCGTGTAATGGGGGCTGGTGGCAATAATGGGATTTTGCAACTTGTACTTGGTGCGATTCTGATAGCTGCTTCATTTATACCAGGTATTGGTCAGGCTGCTCAGGTTGCATTGATAGGTGCAGGTGCTGGCATGGCTATGGGAGGGGTTGCATCAATGCTCATGCCAAAAATTGATAATACTCAAGACCAAAACCAAGACGGCAACCGTGCCAACAAAGGCTTTGGCGGTGCAGTAACTACAGTTGCACAAGGTAATCCTGTTCCAATTCTTTATGGTCAACGGGAAATCGGCGGCTTCATTATCAGTGCTGGTCAATATCCAGAAGATCAGATGTAAATTTTAATTAACAGGCGCTTTCTAGCGCCTTTTTTATTGCGTGAGATTTCTTATGAATGCAGTAGTAGGCGCAAAAAAAGGCAGTAAAAAACAACGGCAACCTGTCATTTCACCAGATTCTGCACAATCGAAAACTTTTATCAAGGTTCTATATGGTTTAGCTGAAGGCGAGATTGAAGGTTTAGCTAATGGGCTTCAGTCAATTTATTTAGAAGAAACTCCACTTCAGAATGCAGATGGAAGCCTTAACTTTGAAAATGTAAAAGTTGATTTTAGAAATGGTACTAATGATCAGGAATACATTGAGGGTTTTCCTGCAGTAGAAAGTGAAACTGCCATCGATGAGGAGTTAAAGTCTGAAACGCCATGGGTTCGAGCTTTTAGTAATCTTGATCTTGATGCTGTTCGTTTGCGCTTAAAGTGGGGTCCTTTGCGTACTCAGAATGCTACAAATGGTGATGTATCAGGCGTAACGATCGAATACGCAATCGATTTACAGACTGATGGAGGTGTCTGGACTGAAGTACTAAAAACCAAGATTTCAGATAAGACTTCTGCAAATTACGAGCGAGCACACCGCATTGATTTGCCTCGAGCTGATTCTGGTTGGCTTGTACGTGTACGCCGTCTGACGCCGAACTCATCTTCTGAATATATCAGCGACAAGATGTATATTGCAGCTGTTACAGAAGTGATCGATGCGAAATTACGTTACCCAAACACAGCATTATTGGGCCTTCAGTATGATGCTGAGACTTTTGGAAACGTAGCAAAAGTTGCTATGGATACAAAGGGTAGGCTCCTAAAAGTTCCTACTAATTACAATCCAGCAACACGGCAATATGTTGGGATGTGGGACGGTACTTTCAAAGAGGCTTATTCTAACAACCCTGCATGGATCTATTACGACATCTGTACAGTTGATCGCTATGCGCTAGGTGACCGCTTAACTCCACTTATGGTTGATAAGTGGTCATTGTACCGATTAGCACAATACTGTGACGAAATGGTACCAGACGGTCTAGGCGGCCAAGAACCACGCTTTACTTGTAATGTTTATCTTCAGAGTGCCGAAGGTGCCTTTGAAATTTTAACGAAATTAGCTGGTGTATTCCGTGCTATCACATTTTGGGATGGTAATAGCATTATTTGTGATGCGGATATTCCCCAAGATACTTACTTCACGTATACCCGGGCTAATGTTATTGATGGCAATTTTGAGTACGCGGGAACCCGTGCTCGAGATAGACATAATGTTGTAAAAATTGCATGGGATAACCCGGCTAATCACTATAAAACTGAATATGAGTTTGTTCGTGATGAAAAGGCGATTGCTGAAGCAGGTCAAGTTCGTATTTTAGAAATTGATGCTTGGGGATGCACGTCGCGTGGACAAGCGCAGAGAGCAGGCTGGTGGGCATTAAAGTCTGAGCAATTAGAAACTCGAACCGTTAGTTTTAAAGTTGGTCTGGATGGCCATATTCCGCAGCCGGGCAGAGTTATTGATATTGCTGACCCGTTATTTGCTGGACGGGCAAACGGAGGGCGTGTATCTAAAATATCAGCAGATCGTAAAAGCATTACGCTTGACCGTGATGATGTGGTGGCGGTTGCTGGTGACCGACTGATTATTAATGGCGAGGATGGAAAGGCTCAAACTCGAATTGTTCAATCGATCTCGGGTCGAGTGGTTACAGTTACTCATGAGTTTGATGTGATTGCAGCACAAAACGTCTGGGTGATTGATGCTCAAGACTTGGCAACAATGAAGTTTCGAGTGATTTCTATTACCCAAGATGAGCATCATCAATTTTCAGTGACTGCACTTCAATATAACCCAGCCAAGTTTGATGCGATTGACAAGGGTGCTTATTTTGATGAGGTCCCGATTTCGATTGTGAACCCAACAATTCAGGATCCTGTAACTGATGTCGTAATTACTAGTGAAAGCCGTATTGATCAGGGTATCAATGTGGCGACCATGATAGTGTCTTGGGCGCAGGCTAAGGGCGCGGTTAAATATCTAGTTGAGTGGCGTAAAGATGATGGGAGTTGGATTAAGCTTCCAATAACCGGCAACAACTCAGTCGAAGTACCAGGTATTTATGCGGGTCAATATCAAGCACGAGTAACAGCGATTTCAGCTTTTGAGATAGCTTCTTTACCAGTTTATTCAACTTTGACTGAACTCTCTGGTAAGCAGGGTTTACCTCCAAAATTGGCATTTATCCAAGCGACAGGAATCTTATTCGGTATAAAACTTGATTGGGGCTTTCCGGCAACCGGTGCGCTTGATACTGCTTATACAGAAATCCAAGTTTCGCCAGATGGTACCAGCAACATTGCTCAATTGGGCTTATTCGCTTATCCAACAACGACTCATACGATTCAAGGCTTGCAGCCAAATCTGACTCAATTTTATCGGGGGCGTTTGATTGATAGGATTGGAAATATAGGGCCATGGTCGGATTGGACTCATGCGACAACTTCTGCCGATGCAACAGATGTTCTTGAGCTCTTGAACGATCAAATCAGTGAAACTCAGCTCAATCAGGATCTTAAAACCAGGATTGATCATATTGAGACTATTGATGCGGAAATAGGTCCAATTAAGCAAGATATTCAGAATACGAAAGATCGGATTGCACAAGAAGTCATTGATCGACAAAACGCTATTCAGCAAGCCAAAGATGGTTTATCACAGCAAATTATTGATGGTGATGAAGGTGTTCTTAAAGTTGTAAATACTGTTAAACAGTCAAGTGATGATGGTCTTGCTGCAGCTCAAGAAAGCATTCGTGTTGTTGCAAATGATCTTTCACTTGTAGCTGAAAAAACGGACGGTGTATATGCACAGTTAAATCCACCTTTGATTGGATCTGAGTCTGATTTGATCGGTAATGATCAGGGCTTCGCAGGAACTTGGTCTGTTCAATCGGCAATGATCGAAGGGGACTTAGCACTTAGTAAGCGTATTGATACAACGGCAGTTGAGTTAAATAACTTACAGGCTTATGCACAACGAGAAGTACAAGCACGAATTGAGGGTGATAGGGTAACTGTTCAAAAAATAGATAACTATATCGCAAGCAATGATAGTGCTCTTGCAACTGTACGCCAGTCGGCACAGGTAGCAGTTGAGCAGTCATCGGCAAATGCTGAAGCGATTGATTTAATTAATCTTGAGCTTGACGATAAAGCTTCAACGGGACAATTGACGCAAGTTAAGTCAGACATTAAGAATGTAGATGACAAAGTTGCCGCCCAAACAGTACGTATTGACGGTGTTTTCGCGCAACTCAATCCACCATTGATTGGGTCAGAATCTGACTTAATCGGAAATGAAGGAGGTTATGCAGGCGTATGGTCAGAGCAATCTGCTCGTATCGAAGGAGATTTGGCTCAATCTAAACTTACTGAACAGCTTTCTGCTCAGATGAATGAGAACAATGCCGTATTCAAGCGCCAGCTCGAGGCAAATTCAAGTGCTATTTCTTCAACGATAAAAGTAACTGAAACGTTACAAACTAAAGTTGGTGAGAATAGTGCGTCTATTCAAAATGTTACTGAAAGTGTGGATGGCATCTATGCTCAGCAGTTTACCAAGTTCGATGTAAATGGTCATGTTTCAGGCCATGGATCAATGAATGATGGAACTACTTCAACTTTCATATTCAATTATGATGCAATTCAGTTTGGTACGCCTGTCGGTGTTGATGATGTAGAACCTAAACCATTAATGACACTGCAAAATACTCCAGTTACTTTGCCAAACGGTACTGTTATTCCGCGTGGATTGTATGTCGACAATGGTAGTTTTGGATATATCAATGCGAATAGGATCTGGGCAGAAAACTTAAGTGTTATTAGCGCTGATCTAGGTTCAATTAAAGTTAAAAATGCAAATATTGATGATGGTGCAATTAGTACCCTAAAAATTCAAGATGAAGCTGTAACTGTACCTATTGGTGTAACTTTTCCTTCTAACTCAAATATTCCTGATTTCGATAATCAGCTTGTAGATGAAACCTCTATCAACGCTTGGTTTACTTGGTCAAATGGTAAAGTTGCATCAGTTACTATGGCTCGATCTGGAGGAAAGGCTCTAATCAGTGGGGGTATAATGTTAAAACAATTTATGGTTCTAACTTCTATTAATGGAAATACAACCAGAGCTGATTTGGCTTCTTTAATTAGCCTAATTGTTGGTGTTTATAGAAACGGAACCGAGATTGCCCGGCATTACTTTGCCCCATCCAATACACAAAATAATATTTTGTACTTCAGTGGCTCTTATACGTTACCCCCAACTATTGATAATGCATTTTCAGGCAGTGCTGAATATAGCCTTAGAGTTGCGATCGGCAGAAATACCACTTCAGTAAACAACGTTAAAGCCTCCTACTTTAAAGATGCATCAAATCAAGCTGCATTGCCTTTTGAATTAACGAGTAGAACATTAACGGTAATTGAGTTGAAAAAATGACAGCTATAGTTTCAAAACATGGTGAGTTGTTGTTTCAGATATCTGGCAACGACGAGACTATTCAATTAAATACCCCTGAAGATTGTTTTGCAGTTGAAGATCCACCCAAGGCGAATATGTACCATAGCAATGGAAAGTGGAAAGAGATTCCTCAACAACCTTCTGAACATCATATATTTGATTTCAAAGATAAAGAATGGGTAGATCCTCGAACTCTAGATCAGGTTAAGGAGCATAAATGGCTTGAGATAAAACAAATTAGAGAAACCACCGAATTCGGTGGTTTTTCTTTTAATGGATATAAATTTGATTCAGATGAAAAGTCTCAGAGCCGCATTATTGCAGCAAGTGCATTAGGCGTAGAGGTTGAATGGACATTATTCAACAATACCGTTATCACATTATCAGGGGAGGAATTAAAAAAGTTAAGACAAGCATTGGCAGAGCATGTATCTATGTGTCATGCAAGAAGCAGAAAAGCTAGAGAGAGTATTGCGCTGGCTAAAACGAAAGCTGAAGTAGATAAGATCAGTTTTTAATATTAACGAGACATTTTATAGCACCCAACCGGGTGCTTTTTTATTGCCTAAACGAAAGGGGGAAGGCATGACTGAAAATGAATCATACGGGTTGAGATTCGAAAAGAAAATTGACTCTATTCAAAGTGATATTCGCATGTTGTCAGATCATGTTACTCGACTGACTTTCATTAATGAAGCGCACAAAGAGACTAGCGAACAGAACAAAAAGGACATCGATACATTAGATATCAAAGTTGCGAATTTGGAAAATCGTACAGCTTCGCAAGATGGCGGTCTTTCTGTATTGCGTGTACTGCTTGGCATCTTTGCAGGAATCGTATTTTCGCTGTGCGCTTGGGTTGGATCTTCAATTATTCAATTAAGCCAAGATCAATCTTTAATTAAAGAGAAAGTATCACGGTTAGAGGAAGCAGGACGATGAATAGTGAAAACACAAGAGCTTATCTAGCTTTCGCATTAGTGGGACTGATGTTTGTTTTAGTGATTGCTTTATTTTTTGTGGATATGCCACGTGAAAATAGCAATCTGATTAATACGGCATTGGGTTTTATTGCAGGGGCTATGACAACTGCATGTGGCTTTTATTTTGGTAGCTCTGAGTTAGAGAAAAAGAAAGGTGAATCCAATGACAACTAAACCATTCTTCGATGCTGCCCGAGTAATTGCAGGCGGCAAGCTTACACAGGCGCAAGTAGACGATCTAAATAAAGTGGTCGAAAAACTTGCACCAGGTGGAAAAACTACAAGTGATGATGGTATAGATTTAATAACTAGTTTTGAAGGCACGCGATTCAATGCTTACGATGATGGTGTAGGGGTTTGGACCATTGGTACTGGCACAACAGTTTATCCTAATGGCGTGAAGGTAAAAAAAGGGGATACTTGTACACCTGAGCAAGCCAAGACTTACTTTAAGCACGACTTAGCTAAATTTGAAAAAACGGTAAATGAGTCTGTGACTGTACCTTTAACTCAAAATCAGTTTGATGCGTTGGTGTCGCTGACATACAACATTGGTTCAGGTGCATTTAAGAATTCGACTTTGTTAAAGAAACTCAACAAAGGTGATTATCAAGGCGCTGCTGACCAATTCCTTGTCTGGAACAAAGCAGGCGGTAAAGTTATGAAAGGTCTAGTTCGTCGACGAGAAGCAGAGCGAGCACTCTTTTTAAAGAAGTAACTTATATGTGTCAGCGTACTAAAATTGCATCGATCATCACAATGCTGTGCCTCCTTTTCTCAGGTTGCACAGCTCACACTATTAATAGTAATGTGAACGTCTCGATTTGTGTAAGGGCTTTGTGATGTCGCAAGTCATGATCATGGTTTCGGAAGCGGGCAGGATGGAAAATACTTGCAATCTACCCGCTGATTTAGATAAGAACGGGAATGTTCTTAAAATCTATGACTACTCATTAAAAGAGTTGACCATTAATTTAGATGGCACTGTGACTTACAATGGCAAAAGATGGACCTTTGATAAGAAGCAAAATTACCTCTAAACCTGTGGATAAATAGCGCATTACGCCAAATATACGCCAAAATATATATAAGTTATTGATTTTATAAAATAGATTGGTGCGCCCGGCGGGGATCGAACCCACGACCCCAGGCTTCGGAAACCTGTACTCTATCCAACTGAGCTACGAGCGCACATGTGTGGGGCACATCATAGGAAAAAAACACTGGTAGGTAAAGCACGAAATACGTACCAAGTGAGTTTAATGCTTAATTAAACAGCAGCTTGTTCTATTTTAGATGCGTTGCTGAATAAGCTGAATTGAATAATTAATAGAATGGAGAGTATGTGCTAGCTCATGAGGAGGAATACGTGATTCCTGCAAACTGGTAATCCATTGCATTTGGGACATTTTAAGTTCTTGAAGTGTTTTTATTTGCTCTATTTTTTGAATAAGTGGCTTTGCCATAAGGCCACAGTATTGGCTTAAGCTTTGCTTCATCAACTGTTGTATTTCTTCAAAAGAGAGCTGTTGAACTGGAATGCTTGGTTGGTTATTTTCAATATTTGAAGAAGGCGCAGACGTTGAGTGAGGAACCTGAATTTCTCCAACTAAATCATTACTTTTATTCTCGTCAACATTTTTTTGATGTATTTCTTTAGTTGTTATAGATGACTCTTGGGGAGATATTTGTTCAGGTAACTCTGAATAATTTTCACTAGAAGGTGCAATTAGTTTTAAGTCAATGAGCTGTTGTATCAGTTCTGGTGGGGCGATCCGCTTTTTAAACTCAGTATCGAGACTTTGAAAATCTTCATGGTCTATTAATAGAAGTAAACGTCTTTGTTTTGCATTTAACGTAATATTACGTTGTTGAAGCGCAACTCTTCCCAAATTGGTTCGATAAAAACCAGACAT